CTGTTGGTGATGCTGTTTCAAGTGGCACAACTGTAACATCTGGTGTTGTTGGTTCTCTTCCTGCTTTTGGAAATGTAACAACTTCCTCTGGTGGTGTTGCTGGTTCCCTTGCTGGTTCTCTTTCTGGCACTGGTGTTCCTACAGTCACTGCTGGTGGTGCTGGGACTCAAGCAGTTGGTCAAAGATCTATCGAGTTAAGCGTATTTAAATGAGACTTATAACTCCCGTTTTGCTAGTAGCGGCGGGACTTATATCTCCCGCTCTAGCAGTGCCCGTTACGCCTAACTTTACCAGCGGCACAATGACTTCACACACGGAGTCCACAACAACTGTAAATGAAACTATTCGCCAAATTGACTATCAAACAGGATGGAGTTACACAGTTACAGGGACAAACATCAATATTCCCGCAACACCACAAGTAGGAACACCTTATACCATTTATCAGAATGGTGCTCCATTCCAGTTCTCGGAAACTTATTCGGGTCCAGGAATGATAAAAGACACAACTGTGATTCGCAGTACATCCATAATGTCTGTTACCGACACAACCTCCGTGTTTACCCAGTAAGGTGTCTTCACACAATAGCATCCGTCCTTGCTATCACTGTCTCTGCGACCCCTGTATATGCGGAAGGGGATACTCCAATCACTGCGGTTGCCAACCCACAGGCAACCTCAACAGGAAGCGTAACAAACCAGGCAGTTCAGGTTTTACAAGGTCCATACGTTACCAACTCATACGGTGGTGGCGTAAGTTGTCAAGGACCAACCTTTAACCTAACACCATTCCTTACAACTACCAACAGTGGTCAGAAACCATTTGAAGATTATGCCAACATTGATAATGACCCCACAACCCCATTAGAAAGAACTGGACAGAAAGACAACTGGGCAAAGAACTTTGGCATCTCTGGCACCATCTCTATTCCTTTAGATGGTGGTCTACAAGCACGCTGTAAGGAAGCAGCAGAGACTTGGACTAATCGCCAGAAGGCGGAGACTGATAAGGCTCGTTTGGACTTTGAGCTCGTCCGCCTCTTAAAATGCGGCGAAGCAATGAAGGCTGGGATACATTTTCATCCCCAGTCTCCTTATGCGAAGATATGTGCTGATGTTGTTGTTGTGACCAATGGAGGTATTGTTCCTTCTTCTGCTGCTTTAGTTCCTTCTGGAACGTCTTCAAGACCTTCTTCTTCAGTTCCAGTTGGGCAGCGAAGTCAACCTGTAACTCATAAGGCGTCAGGTCTCGGTGGAGCCGTTTCTTTGCCTGGACATAAATCTGCTGGACGATAGGTTTCATTTTACCTACCATCCATTCCACCAAAGACTTGCCAACAAGAGCCGCAGCAACAGAAGCAGTAGCAGTGGTGCCAGCAAGAATAACCTGCTCTTTAGGTGGGACTGGAACTTCTCCGATGAGGGGTACTTCAATGACAGGTACTCCTAAAGTTGTTGTTGGTGGTGTAACTACCTGTTGATCCTGGGGGGTTTGGACTGCTGGGGGCAGTTGAGGGGTAGGGGGTGGTAGTTGCCTAGACTTTTCTTCTTGCGTTTCTTCCTTTTCTTTTTGTGAATTCTGCCCCTCTACTATTTGTTTCCATTGTTCCGTAGTTGGAACATCAATGGGTTCATAATAAGGAAGTTCAGCAGTAGGAACTTGGACTACTGGTTTCTGTAGAGATCTTATTGATGGTGTTAAGACAACAGGTGGTTCTAATCTACGGACAACTGGAACTTCAACTTGTTGTATCTGTATCTCTGGGATTTCCATTTTTCTTTCTCAACTGAAAAGCAGCATCACCAAGAAAAGAACTTACGGCAAGAACAAGAACTTTAGCATAAGCATCTTTACTTGTGCTTTCCAGTTCTACTTGCCCTTCAGTAACTATGCCCACAGATTCCACTGCCGAAATCATTAAGGCACTCCAAACAATTAAAAATAGTCTAACAATGTGAAAGTAAATCATTTTTTTCTTTTAGAATCAAGTTCGGCAAAATTTTTCTTTTTAGTTCCACCATCATATTCCCAAGCATACCCTTCAACAATCATCTGGTCGTTGAGTGATGTTGATTCATTATTGATAAACAAGTGCCCAATAATTCTTCCATACTTTTCTGTAGAATCTGGGAGTTCAGTTTTAATTAAAATATTTTTAGCACCTTCTACTTTTTTCTTCAACCACTCTTTTGATTCAAGACCTAACGCTTTCTCTTTGAGATCCGTTGTTCTACTTTCAGGAGTATCAATCCCAGCAAGGCGAATTCTTTTTTCTAAACTTATAGAAAACCCCAAATCAATATCAGCATCAATCGTATCCCCATCAACTACCCTTAAAATATTTTTAATCCTGTAAATATATGGGTCTCTATCCGCCATTTTTTTAGTTTGAAATACTCTTACTATATATTCTTCCTAATGTCCATTCTGAACTTGGAGTTTCATCAATATTGAATAATTTTTCAACTTCACCATTATTCCACCACTTTCTTCCAGTCATATATCTTCTTCTTTTTTCTTTAAATTCTTGAGAACGGGGTATTCCTTTTTGAACTTCTCTTTGTCTTTGTATATGCTCTTTTGATTTTTTCTTCCCAGACAAAGCATTACTGATATTTTTTTTATGTTCTTTGGAGGCAGTTTTACCATAAAAAGGATGATTTGATCCACTCATTTTTGAACTTTGAATTTCTCTTTGTTCTTCACTAACAACTCTACCAGAAGTCCCTTCTCCACCATCAGTAAGATTTCTCAAAATACCAGTCCCATTATCTTTTCTACCATAAACAGCAATCATATAAATTTCGTGTTTGATTGCTTCTTGTTCTGTTAAATTTCTTTTTAGATATATTATTCTATCTTTACTTGGTAAAGGCACAATTCTCTTTTTAACATACAATCTAAACCCCTTACCTTTACCGATGTAATAAGGTGTTCCGTCTTCCCGCAAGTATGCGTAAGTGTAATATTCCATCTGCTTTGTTTGTGGTTATAGTTATTTATACAAGAAAAGGAGCATTTCTGCTCCCAATCTTTTGCTTGAATAACCACAAACAAGCACTAATATTTATCAACCAAGAATACTTTGTCTCCACTCTTCACTCATATTCACCATAATTGCTTCTGCTGCTTCTGGTGTTTCAGCATATCCTTCATCAAGTAAGTGTGAAAGGATAATATCGTAAATATCTACTTGTTCTTTTTTTAGTTTTGATTTTGCCTTTGCTGCTTTTTTGCTATGAGAATCAGCAACTCTTATCATTTTATTACTTCTTTCTTTATTCCTTTCTGCCTTTTCGTGCTCTGCTCTTGCCCTGTCGTAAGTTAATGTGCTATGTGGGTCATCTGCCTGTCTTTCTCTTTCTGCTCTTGTATCTGCTTCTCTTTCTACTCTGTCGGAAACCTTCCACATCATTTTTCCAACAGGAAGTTTTTTATAAGACATTTCATTTAAATCATTACTAACAACTTCCATATATGCTTCTTGAAGACTACGAAAATCTTGTGCGTCCATCTTACGAATACTTTTTAGTTATTTATCAGAAAGGAAGTTTAAACTCTTTCGTATTTAGTTTAGGCAGTGGAAGTTTCTCAAATGCTTTGGTGACTTGCTTTTCTACAACAGCACCAACAAACTCTTCTGGGTTATCTAAAATCTTCTGTGCTTTTTGATAGGTGATATATGCTCCTACACCGATCGCAGCACTAATGCCTAGACTCGTCAGGGATAGTATCAGGCTCAGGTGTTTCATCTCTCATCTCCAAATGAGCTAACCGAAGTATATAGTAAATGATATATCCAGTGAATACGAGTCCACAGGATAGAATGATGAATACTCCCCAGTTAAATTCACTCATTCCACCACCCTTCTTCTTTGTGTATCCAAACTTTTAGGTCTTTTATATATTTTCTTAATATCTGTGCTTGTTCTTGGTGCCACTCATCACCCGTCTCAAAATAAAGACGGGTGTGATTATCTATTGCTTGGAGTATTTTATGGATGGGAGCATTCCAACACTCCCTTTTTGGAGTGTTCCATTCTCGTGGCACGGGATTACAAGCGAGTGTATTTCATTGTATCTAAAATATTCCAACTGGCAACTACCAGGACTAATTTCGGCATAACCAACTATCATAAAAGCAATGAATTCCATTACTTCTTTTTGCCACCATTCTTCGCCTTTTTAGCAGTTGCGTTTCCTTGATTCTGCTTTTTATTACCAGCAGAACCTTTCTTACCTTTGTTGGGTGACTTGGACATTATGCTCCTGTGCGGGGTGTGACGAACCCTTCACCTTCCTCAACCTTTGTTTCCAATGCTTCAACTCTCTCAACAAGAGTTACTGGTGCTTCAGGTGCTGGTGGTTCTGGTGGTGCCTCAACAAAAGTTTCCTCTCTCTTTGGTTCTTCCTTATGCTCATCATCACCCTTTTTCATAGTGTTGATACCAAAAGTAGCAGCAGAAGCAGTAAAGACAGTAGCAATGAAAGTAGGATCCATTTTGGATAGCATACCAGCATAGCTAGCAGTCAAAAGAGCGGCAGACCAACTCAAAATCGCAATACGAATAATTTGTCCCATAGTTTTTTCTTTCTTGTTTTCCATCAGTTCCGTGTGATGAAGTCTCTCCTTATTTAGGTTTTTAGAACCTAAACTTAACATTTGCGGAAACTGCCGTGTTGCTTACACCATTATTAATTTGATGAACTCCTTGAATGATGATCATTTCTTTGTAGTCAACAGTTGCCGATGCCTCAATCGCATTATCAGTCGCATAAGAACCTTCAATACTTACACCAAACAAGTCTTTCTTCTTACCACCGAAACGATGAGAAAGAGCAAGTCCGATTTCACCAGTATGTGAAGTCTCATCTACTACTTCAACACTTCTTGCGGACTGAATAGAACCACTTTCAGTGAACGCATCTCTGCGATAGTTTCCTACGGTGTATCCTACGAATGGAGTGATGTTCTTATGAGCGTGCCAGAAGAGTCTGTTGTTTACCCACCACTCTTGACCTGTTGCGGTGCTCTCGTTATTAAAGACACCCTGAACATTACGAGAAACATTATATCTGTTTTGAGCAATCGCAGCATTGGTTAAGAGTGAGAGTGTATTTCCACGAAGCATATTAAAGACGCCAATGTGACTTTTGTTCAGTTTGGATGTGCTATCAACGCCATCCAAGTTCACATTTACATTATTATATTGAGCACCAATTGTCCAGGTTGGTTTAATATCAATCTCTAAACCACCACCATAGATAACTGATTTACCAGTGTATCCATTGTCGGCAGAAGACCACGCATAGTAGTTCTTACTGAATACTCTAACTCTATCAGTGGTTGGTTCAGTTGGTTCGTGGTTTAAGAGTCCTTGTAGTCCACTTCCAATATTATCAAGGACTTCGTGCTGATCTACACGACCAGTGAGTGAATCAGATGAGTGTGTTGTAGAAACAGAGTTTGATAAAGCAGTTGTGGTAGAACCATCACTATAGGTATCAGTCGTCACCATTGGAGTGGTAGTATTTGTGGTGAAGTCTCTATCAATAGTCTGAACTCCACCATCTTCTGATTCTGTGTGCTCTGTAAGCGTAACAGTCAGAACAGGAAGTGTGGTTGATGGGGAAGTGGAAGAACTTACCAGTGTTGGAGTTGATGGGGCAGAAGCAGTGGGAGCAGAAGCAGAACCTACATTAGTAACGGTGAAGGATGAGGATGTTGCTCCACCAGCACCACCAGCAACGGCACCAGAAGCAGCGTCATAAGAAGATGGTCCAAAGATATAAGCATACTGGATATCAATAATGTCCCCAGTATTAATACCAGAGAACATAAATGCCATACCGATGGTGTAGTCTCCATCACCATCATCCTGTCCACCATAGTATGTTAATGGGTCTGTTGACCAGGAAGCACTAATACCAGTATTGGAGTTAGTTGCCGCAGTGAATAGTCCCAGAGCATACTTGGAAGCAAGTGCCTCTGACAGAACTACATTGGTCGCAGGAACACCACCAGCATATCCTCTTACATTGAGTGTTGAAGAACTATCTCCTGCTGCTGCCCTTGCGTCTGGGTCAGTGAATCTTCCAAAGTATAATGTAGGAACATTCATCTTAAACTCTAAACGAGTATTGATGTCCACAAACTGTTGGTTATCATTGAAACGATAGTCGTGCTCAATATCAAACTCGGTGACCGAACCAGACCATACAGCACGATTGTCAAAAGTTAAACCACGATATGAAACACCAGAGTAATCTACAAGAGTTCCTGTGATTACATTAACACTTGCGTAACTCGCATTGTTGTTACCATAATTAAACAGAACTGTGGTTCCATCTGTATCAATACCTTTTACAGTCCATCCCTCAAAAGGAGAACCAGGAGTGAGATAATCGTATGAAGGATTAAATGTTGCGGTTCCTGTTGAATCGTAGAGAATACCAGGAGAAGTGTTACCGCCAGAACCAACAGTTCCAGCATCATTAACACCAATCTTTACATAGTTTCCTTCTAAAACTAATGGTGCTGCTGATACACTAGTTCCCATTAATAAAGCAGACGCAGCAGCAAGCGCCTTTTTAGCGTAAGACATAAAAATCCTCTGTGAGTTCAGTGTGTACTAAACAAAACAAACCGAAGTATGAAAAGTAAAGTATTCACCGAATCACAGAGGACTCGGACTATGTAGATTCAGACCATTAAGATCAAAATCAGTGATAACTGTATCTTATTTATCCTTTCTTCCACGCTTCGCCTTCTGCCTTACGGCGACGAGCAAGACCTGCTTCTACATTTGAACCAGGATTACGATAGAGATAAAGAGCATCAGGAACTAAATCCCATTCCTTATTCTTCAGGCGTTTGGTAATGGTGTTGAAATTATCTCCACCGTAGAAACCTGCTCCCAGATTATAAGCAAAGGAAAGAAGTGCTCCACGCTTACCATCAGTCATTTCATTCCAATGTGGAATTTTACGAAGTGCTGGAAGGAATTGATTCTTACACTGACTAATCAGTAACTCATCTGCTTCCTGTTGAGTGATTGATTCACCAAGTTTGAAAGGAGAACCATCTTTCTTACGAGTTGAACCCCAACCGATTGTGATTGGAAGTCCACCAGAAAGAGGGTCGGGATACGCATTAAGATGGCATCCCTCAAACTCTTTGATTAACTTGATGCCCATCATTGGAACATCATCACCGCTCGTTACAGGAGCTGCAGCAGCAGGGGCTGGTGCAGCACTAGACTTTTTTCCTCTATAAATTTCTGCCCAGTCAATATTATCTTCCAAATATTTGACAGGAAGATTGTCTTCTAACCATTGAACTGCTTTCACATGGTTAGGATTTCTTTCGTCGTAGAACTTAAAAAAGTTATGAAGGTCGATTCGTGCCATTGTTGTCTCCGAAATACTTTTGATACAGTTGACTTGCTTCTACATGTCTCCCACTATTTGTGAGGTCTTTAATCACCTTAAGCATCTTGCGTTTGAAATTAATCGAAGATTCTGCCCCATCCATCATTCCCTCCTGGACACCAGCGGTGCTTGAGAACTGCTTTGGTGTAAATGGTCTTCTTACCATTCGTCACAGGTCCAGTGTAGTTGTCGTTGAGAGAACCATATGGATCGTTTACATAATATCCCTTTCCATCTGGGGTTTTACCAATGACGACACACATATGCCCACCAGTAGGTGCAGAAAGAGAACCCCTATGGAGTATGCCAATAACAACGGGCTTCCCAGCGTCCAGACTTTTATCAATATCAGCAAAAGATAAATTGTAACTAAAGTGTGACTTAACTCCATAAGCCGCCAAAACTTTCGTCTGAACGGCATGGTCTGTTGTATCACCAATCTCAAAGACTTTCTTAACATACTCATCGTCGCCTTTAATGCTTCCTGGCTTGAGGAAAGATAAGCACATAGCGCACGATGAAGAGTTGCAAGTTCTATGTGCATCTCTGTAATTGTCTACTTGATTATAGTAAGGAACTGCTAGAACTTCTGGTGTAGGGGGTTTAGTTCTAAAGATCCCAATCCAGTCTGTTTCTGAATCATCCATGAAGTTAGCAGGGAGGTTATCTTCTAACCACTGAACTGCTGCTACATGATTTGAATTGTTTTCGTCGTAAAATTTGAAAAAGTTATGAAGGTCAAGTGTCATTTTCGTCTCCTATAAACTCTAATGAGAAAATATCATGGTCTAAAATATCCGGATCCAACCACTCACTGAATTCTGATTGAATCGCATGGGCATTCTCAATATTTTCCTCACAAAGAGTATGAATGCGGTCAACTGCCCAGTCATGTGTTGTTTGAAGAGTTTGCTCCAAAGTTACCATAATCTTTTCGCATGTAGCGTCCTAGAATATTGCTATTGTAGTACGCTGGCGTTCCATCGTCAAGAGACTCACTCAACACATTATTTAGAAAAAGTTGTTTCGTTTCTTCATAATTACAGTCACCTTTTGCCTTATGAAGACTCAATATTTCTCTATTGAAATTCTCTTTGTTATACTTTTTGATATCTTCCTTTAACTCTGGACAAGAACCATAATACTTTTTCCAGTCTGATTCTTGTTTTACTCTTCTCTTCTTTCCTGGTGGTGTTCTAAAAGACCAAAAGTATTTTCTACCAATGTACTGCCGTTGGTTATACTTATTGGTTATACAGTAAACAAACCCAAAGTATTCTCCAATATCGTCAGTATCAAAAACTTCCCCATTATACCGCCAGGGATTCTCATAACTCATATTAAAGTATCTTATGAGCTATTATTTATCTTCAACCGGGACAAACCTAGTCTAGACAAAAAAAGGGGACTTGTCAAGCCCCTTAAGTATTATATGATTTTTATATCAGACAGGTGGAAGTTTTGCTCCAGTTGGTGCTGGTTTCTTTGTTCCAGATGGATAAACTGGTTTAGCACCACCAAGTCCACTACCAGGCTTCATTACTGGACCAGCCATTACATTCTCAACAATGCTCTGAATGTGATCTGCGTCCATCTGTGACATAACATAATGTGCTTCCTCTACGGTGTCTGCATGACCATCAGACATCAAATAATCTAAAACAATATCATAAACATCTTCTCTAACTGTTCCACCTTTCTTAAGTCCCATTGCTGGCTTGAGACGGACAGCACCAACTCTTGTAGCACCTTGATTAGGAACAAGTTGTCCCATTTGAGCATCATATTTTACTGGAGTGCTTGGACCAGCATTCTGTTCATCAACCAATTTTGCGTCTGGTTCATAAGAATTTGAAAGTCTTGTCAAGTCATAACCACCAATTCTTCTGGTGTCGGATCCGGGAGAAGAAACAAATGAATTCGGACGATTAGAATTTTGAGGTTTGTTAGGTTTGGGTTTGGCTCCAGGAATAGATGGTCCTGGTGTTCCAACCATGCCACTCTCATCAATTAGTTGCTCTTTTCCCTCTCCAAGTCTTGAAGCGGCACCTGCTGCCTTTTGAGCAACCTTTCCGACTGCTCCTGCTGCCTTACGGAGACCTCTTCCAATCAGACTCTTAACGCCACTCTTGACCTCTTCCTTCTTCTTTTGAGCACCATAGGTGACCTTATGGACAGCGGTTCTTCCTGCTCTTCTAGCAGTGTCTTTTGCGATTGAGGCAGCAATTCCTGCTCCTGCTACGGCACCTGCTGCCTTTGCTTTGGCACGCCCTACAGCAGTCTTTACCGCTGCTTTTCGTGCTGCTGCTTTCTTTTCACCAACCTTTGACTTGGCACGCTCACGACGCTGCTCTGGACTTTCGGTATCACTACCATAGGTGACCTTTGCCTCATCAATGTATAAAATTGCCGCATTCTCTACAGCAGTAGATGCTTCATTTAGACTATATCCAAACTCTACACATTCTTCAATAAGTTCTTCTACGATCTCTTCAAGCATTTCGCAGGAGATTCCATCTCCTTCTTCATAAATGCCTTCATAGGATTCTTGTAATGCCTTTAAATCTGACGCAAACATTTTTAATACTTAAGGAATTCCTGTGAGTATTTATAAAAAAAGAGGGTCTTATTGACCCTCTGAATCTTTCATCCATTCTTTACAATAATCATAATCCCCAAACAGGTATTCATCACACTCTGCCGCTTCTTGAAAAGCATTTAGAATTTCTTGTTCCACCCATTCATCATAGTTGGAATCCAGAGAAAGTATTTTCGGTAACATCCTGCTTGATTCCTCCAACAATGTATGATTCAACTTCGGTTTCTTGTGGTGCCACTTGAAGACCCTTTGAAGAAATCCAGTGCTCCGTCCAAGGAAGTGGATTATTCTTTGCTGGAATATCATAAAGTGGTTTAAGTCCAATTGCCTTCATTCTACGATTCGCAATCCATTCAACATACTGCTGTAACAGTTTGTCATTGAGACCAATCATGGATCCATTCTTGAACAGATACTCTGCCCAGAGCTTTTCTTGATTCACAGCATTCTCAAAGGTCTTGTAGACCCACTGTTCTTCCTCTTTGGCAATGCGTGCCATTTCTGGGTCATCACCTTCCTTCCACTTATTCATGATGTTTTGAGTAATTACCAAGTGCTGGTTCTCATCACGGGCAATCAGTGAGATGATTTTCGCACTTCCTTCCATAAGTTTGAGTTCGCCAAAAGCAAAACTGCAAGCAAATGACACGTAAAAGCGAATGCCTTCAAGAATATTAACGTTTGCAACTGCTCTGAATAGTTTACGCTTGAGTTCATACCTTGCCTCTTGTGCGTAGGGAACTTGCTCTAGTGCGTGCTGCCACTCGTTAGAATTATCATAGCGATGTGCTGCGTTAATGAAGTCGTTATACGCTTGAGTAACGCTCACCGCACGCTCCATAATGCGATCTTCTTTGAGAATGGTATCAAAGACTTCCGAAGGATCGGAATATACATTTTTGATAATGTATGTGTATGAACGAGAATGGATCATCTCCATAAACTCCCATACCTTCATACATGCTTCCAGTTCAGGAAGTGAACAGTATGGTGCAAATGCCATACCAGGTCCACGACCCTGAACGGAATCCAGCATAACCTGATACTTTAGGTTGCTGGTGAAGATATGCTTTTGCTCTGGGCGTAGCATATGATAATCGCTACGATCTTTTTGAAGAGATACCTCTTCGGGTCTCCAGAAATAACCCAGTTGCTGCGTTGTTAGTTTATCAAAGATTGGATATTTGTAAGAATCGTATCTCTGAATTCCCAGAGGTTGACCAAAGAACATTGGTTGTTTCTTTGTATCAACCTCGTTGGAGTTGAAAACTGTCATGGAATCAACCATTGGTTTTCCCTCCAACCCTGTCTTAAATCTTACAAGACTCACAATCTTCCTCCTC